ATAGATAGATTGGGTTTAATAAACTAACTAACTAACTAACTAACTAACTAACTAACTAACTAACAACTAACTAACTAACTAACTAACTAACTAACTAACTAACTAACAACTTTTTTCTCTCTTTTTCTTAAAGCTCATATTTAATATTTTCATCTCTAATATTAATATAACTAGAATCAGAAGCAGAAGCAGACGGTGATGTTGCATCCGATGGCATTGCATTAATGGAATATCTTGAAGAACTGTTTGAAAGAGGAACAAGAGTCAACTGAGAAGATGGAGATGATGAAAAAGAAAAAGGAGAATTAAACATATATCGTGAAATGGAAGGAGAATTTACTATAGTAGAAGTAGAACTGGAAGTATTGTCAATTGTTATCAATGGCACAAGTCTATCATTTATTTCTTTATTCATCAATTGAGACCCTTCAAATAATTTACAATAAACAGAATATTTGTCATCTAAAAATGTTTTTCCATCAATACTACGATGATTTCTATTAAGTAATAATATTTTGTAAATATCAATACTTAATATATAAAAATCCTTTGAAGTTGTCAATTCTTGTTCCATTGTGCTTTGAATTGCCAAGAACAATTCAACTGAATTAATAATTCCGACAAATAATGCAATTATGCACGTAATGAGAGAAATCGTTTCTTGTTGCATATATGGCTGCAGCCCTACACTAAAAACACTATTTGCGGCAGAAAATATAATGGTTGGAATACGAAAGTATTTCAATAAACTTTTAAAATTATAATAACGCATTTTATGATAATTACTCATCAATATACAATTTTCTCTAATTTTTCCCAACACATTTTCAATGTCATTGCTCCATTGTGTAGGATTAGATGTCTCTCTATCTTCTTCTTCTAGCATATATATATCATACATTATTACAAACAATAACACCCTTCATCTATTATTTTTATCGGAACACCTAATTATTTGAGAGAACCGGCACACATTGAATACAACAATCTATTTGTAAAATATCCAACAAAAATGGTAACAAGCAAATTCAATTGAATTAGCATGGTTCCATCTGACTTTCTACGAATTAGATTAAAAAATAAATTGCCTAATACAACGACAAAAGAGAGAAACATAATGATAGCCATAATATAATAATAAAGGCAGTATTTCACCGGCAAGGGTCCATATAACAAATTCATCAAATCCGACATTTATGTTATAACAAGAGATAAAATTATGCGGGTTTTCTTAATATATATAAAAATTGAGAATCATATCCACATTTTAATAAATCTATTTTTCCGTCAATAATAAATCCACATTGTTGCGCAATTGTCAATATATCGTCATCCGTTTCAATGTATAGAATATGCTGATTTTTACGAACACCTGAACCATTAGTAAATTTGAACTTTTCATTAAAAATAGCAATGTTTTTACTGCTATTCAAATCAAAATCGGCACTATATACGAAATCGTGAAAATGAACCTTTGTTTTAGTAATTCTTTTTTTTGCATATTTTTGAGGACTTACAATGAGAAACCCTTGTCCAGCAGGAAGAATTGGGTCAAAATTATCTCTGTCTACCAAATGTAAAATAAAATATCCACCTGGCATTAACCAATTCATAACATTGGTAAAAAATCGTTCCTTATTTTTTATATGATAAATAGTAAAATACATACATAAAATATGTGTAAAATAATTAAATTGGAAATTTAACGCACCCGTTGCATCGCCTACTATGAATTCTGATGAGGGAAATGTTTCCTTTGCCTTTTTTACCATTGCTTCAGAAGCATCTAATCCAATCGCGTGATATCCTTGTTCTTCTAATTTAGACACGTGGTGTCCTATACCTGACCCAATGTCTAATATGCGACTTTCACTTGTTGGTTCGGTTTTATTGATTATTTGTCCGATTTCATAATCGTCCTTCATACTACTATAAAATAAATCGTCGTAAATGCTAATATAAAAATCGTCATAAATGTCATTTCCTTCTTTCAATATAAATTTTTCGCCTTTTTCTTCATTGTCTCGTTGTTCATATCCTTCTTTCAATTTTCGTCTCATTGAAACTGTATTTAACAAAACAACCAATATTAAAAACAATAAACAAAACAATAATATTTTTCCCCAATTTGACATTGCATTGTATATTTTCATATATGTATTATTATATTTTTTTTTGTATAATTTAATAATATGTCTTTTACTAGTGTTTCTGAAATAAATGATATCAGAGAACCCAAAATGTTTAAAGGGATTTCCTTTTCCAAATTCAAAAAATCTGATGTGAAAAAAGAACTGCTTAATAGTTTATTAAAATCGAAAATAGAACCTGCTTGTTATTGGAGTGCAGAATTAATTTGCGCCGGACATTATAGTGATTTGTGGGACATTATTTTACATTTTTATAGTAAAAACATACATATTGGTAATGCTAAACTCGCGATTTTTTTGGATTTAAGAATACAGCATTTTAAAGAAATTATTAATGTAGGATATCTTGGAGGTAATGAATTAAAATTGCGAAATAATTTGAAAATTCGCAAATTATTCTGTGAAATCATATGCATTTTATGTGTATGTAAAAGACAACACAGCTTTAATGACATTGTAATTAAAGCGGATGATTTTGATTTGACAAACATTACAGATAAATTTAAAGCTCCGTCATCACACTATGCGGATGATGTTATTTTAAAGGATGACCCAAAAGAATTGTCTATTTCTACGAATGAATTGTTGTATAATTTATCGTCTGATTGTAAAAATAATATTAATGCGTGTTATTGGATTGAATGGATGGTTGAGTTTGAACTCATTTGTAAAAACAAAAAGATGAAATTAAAATGTGAGAGAAGGATTTATTTTAAAGTGGATTCGAAATACCAAATGGATATTATTTGGATTATTTGGGATGTATTATTAAAAGAAAGTGAAACTCATTGTAAAATAACACAGAAAATCGTGAAAAGTTTGTTGAATTTATTTTGTTTGAAATATAGTGGAAATTGTTGCAAAAAACGGAAATATATATTGTATTTTGTTGTTTCTTTATTGACCGAAAATGTGAATTTAAAAGACGAAATTCTTCGCGAAGTACAAAAAGAAATGATTTCTCTCGTTGTTGAACGAGTAGACAATATATACAAACAAATTAAACAACAAGAAGAATCTCCTGGAATGGATTATTTGTTTAAAAATGTCAAGAATACCAATTTTGAAAAGACCATTGAAAAACTGGACAAGATGAATTCATTCAATGAAGAGTTTGTTCCTCGGAATTAGTGTCATCGTGGGAATTATAATATTTGGTTCCAAGTGTTAAAAATATTTGTTTGTGTTCCAAAATAAAATGCGGGAAACGCCATTCCAGACAAGGTTCGTTGAAAATGATTTGCAAAAAATGAAGATATATACATATATAAAAAAGCTATTACTAACCCATCTACCGCGACTTGAATAATAGATAATAAAACCTTGTGTTTTTTATATTTTTTTGCTAATTTTGTAAAGAATGTGTCTATCAATCTTCCGAGTATTAATCCGACCAATCCAAAAATAAGTGTTTCTACCACTATTAAAAAACTAGTATGTGGCTCAGTATAATCAGTCGGAGTAACAAAGACACCTTTAAAAAGCATATATATATATATATATATATATAAGCATAGTAAATTAATTTATCTATTAAACAATGAATCATAATCGCAATTTGTAATTGCACCTAATTTTTGCAATCCGGGAAAAGTTTTCTTACAGGTGTCGCATGCATATCGTAAAGATTTATTCGCTCTATTTGGATAAGGACATCGTGGGTTACAAAACCTGGCTTTACATGAATCTATAACTCCTTTTTTCAATTCTGCATTAATGCCTTGAGGATGATATTTTTGGTCCTCGTATTTTTTGAAATATTGATTTTCACAAAAAGAACTGCAATTGTCCATTTCTTCTTTGGATATATTTTTGCTAGATTTATTGTTGTTGTTGTTTTTTATTTGAACGCAGTGTTTCTCTAAATTCTGTATTTTCTTAAGCATTTGTTTTCTCTCTTTTGGTTTAACTGGAAATTGTTGTAAAAAGAGTTTTGCCTTTGCGATTTCATCCTTGCAATTTGACGAACCGCCTCTTTTTTTACACGTCATTCTTTTTCTTTTTCCATGCAACATTCTTTTCGATTTCATATATTATATAAGTATATTATATATGAAAAGAGAGACGCGTCAACGACGAACTAATACATCGAGACAAAGAAACCGAACGAAAAGGTCGTCGCACCAGGTTTTCTCGTCTTCTGCAGCAAAATTCCAACAAGAAATAACAGTGAAATTTATGGAAATATTAATGATGATAAAATTATATCATTGGAAGACACATAGTCATTCAACTCATAAAGCAACAGATGATTTGTATTCAAAATTAAATGAAAACATTGACAAATTTATGGAGGTCCTATTAGGAAAAACAGAAATTCGCACAAATTTATTAAATTGCCGAAAAATATCATTGATTGATTTGACTTCTCACGAACAATTAAAGAGAGAAATTGAAAAATGTAAATCCTATTTAATAAATTTGTCAGAGAATTCATTCTTGTTAAAAATGGCAAACACTGATTTATTAAACATTCGTGATGAAATTTTAGGCGATTTAAACCAATTTTTGTATTTATTAACCTTCAATTAATATATTTTAGTGTATTATATGAACAACAATATTGAAAGTATAGAAGAAATCTTTAATCAACACTTGGAACCGATTGTGTCTGATTCGTCTTCCTTGTCTTCCTCTTCGTCATCTTCTTATTTTTCCGATTTTTCCGATTTTATCTTAAACTTAAGCTGGACCACTTGGTTGATTGTTGTGTTAGTTTTGGCATTTTTAGGAATTAATGTATTTGTATATTTAGCAAAAGGAACACAACTAGCAAGTGATATTTTCACACCGCTTTTAGCAAAAATCGCGGCACTCTTTGGAACAAGTGTGAAACAAACTGTCAATGTATCCGCTCAAGGAACGCAAGAATTAGTCAATGTTTCTGCCGGAACTGCAACGGCTGGGTTGTCTGAAATACAAAATATTACAGATGGAATACCTGGAAACGCCGCGCAACAACCCGACATTATGATAAATAATTCATTAAATCGTTCATTAAATACATCTACACAACAAAAACAACAGGAAAATGGCGAGGATTATGTTGCGGATGATTCGGCGAGTCCTATTCAACAAGGCAAAATGGGATGGTGTTTTATCGGAGAAGACCGCGGATTTCGCAGTTGCGAACAAGTCGGCGTAAATGACCAATGCATGTCTGGTGACATTTTTCCTACAAAAGATGTATGTATGAACCCGAATTTGAGGGCATAATGATGATGAGGGTGGTGTTTGTGTTGGTGTTGTTTTGTTTTTAAAAAAGAATAATATACAACTTTAACCTAAATTATAGATTCGATTCCATTTGCAGATACCAAATTCTTTACACCTTTTGGAAATCCATTGGTGCTTGTGTTCATTATTGTATTTTCTCTCGGATAATAAGTAGACAATGTATCATCATAACATATGTCAATAATAGGACCCGGAACATCGGAGGATGATGTTGGGACACATTTTATTGCTGGAGAAGCACAAATTAATGTATTTCCTACTCTTGTTAAATTGTGTGTATTTGGATTTGTGTAATCAGAGGAGGTTGACATTACAGGTGTGTTATTTTTAGTTGCAGATGCACCTTGTGTCGCCCACGTTTTCGTTCTATTTATCCATTTGCCTTGTGCGATTAAAGAATACTGTTGTTGTTTTGTCAAATTAGAACTGTTTGCTTTATACTGCAATACATTTCCCTTTCTTCGCATTTGTACCGCAATAACTTCTACATTTGTTATTGGTATTGGTATTGTCGGTATAACGAGAGAACAACTCGATTGAACTCTGGACCACGTCTTTGTTGGACTTGGATTATAATCTGGTGCTAAACATGACATTATAATGTATCATAACATTATTGTTTATGTGTATTGTAATTTCTCTAATATTCGATTTTCGTTAATTTCAATCAATGTTAAACAAAAATGTAAGTTACAAATTAGTATTCTAATTTACAGCGATATCGAGTATAATTAAATTATTTAGATGATTAATATATGGCAGAATATACATATTATATTGGATTGATAGATACATTAAATCCAGTATTTGATGGAGTAACTAAAAAATATAATGAGATTTCAAGCGTACTCAGTGGAATTCAAACATACTTTCCTTTATTATTCTATAATTTAAACAAACGAACCAATTGGCGCGAAATAACACACTTGGAAGCATGTGAAATTAACTCGATGGATTTATGTGTTTCTAACTTTGCCAAACTGCAGACAAAAAGCAGGTTCCATTATAGGATTTTGTTAGATACGGAAAAACACTTTATATCTAATAAAGGCGAATATTGTGATACATTTAAAAAATATGATTTTATTGTTAATTACAAACGATTTATATTCAAAAACAATAAAATACAATTTAAGAATGAAGAAAATAAGTCATTTCATAATGATGATTATATCATTATAAAACCTGATAAAGGGTCTTGTGGAGTAAACATTTCAATAGTTCAATTTAAAAATATTGAGTCAGTTAAATTAAATAACCATTATGAAGAGTGGACCATTTCAAAAATACATTTACCGAGATTATATATAAATGCGGAACAAAATAAACGCCTGATTGTTACAAACCGTATTTATTTCGTAATTACTAAAATAAATAATGTAGTTTCTGGATATTTATATGACGAATTTGTAAATTATTGTGCTTATGATAATTTCAATGGTGATGAAAGTGATTTTGAACCTATTAATTTTCAGAAACGCGTTTTGAGCAATTATGTTCCTTTAAACTGCAGCGAAAAAGAGTTTTATAATAATAGATTTATATCTCATAAAAACTATATATCTATTTTTACAAAAAAAGAATTTAGCATTGTTTTTCAAAAAATAAAAGATTATTTGAAAATTATAATAGACAAAATTGCGAATCATATCTTATGTTCTAATGACAAATATGACAATTCTATAAAGGAAACAAATGGAGCATTTCATATTTATGGAATAGATTCAATTATTGATGATTCACTTAATGTTAAATTCATTGAAATTAATGGTGCACCTCTAATATCAAACCAATACGCATGTTATGAAACTGAATGCATGAATTACCATATTTTAATAAATGAATTATTAAAAATAAGTGTTGACCTAATATTTCCTCCTGCATCAAATGTAACCTATAATATTGACGAAACTCAATATTACGGATGTTATAAAAACTCGACTACACCCGAAAGGTTATTTAATAAAGAATTTATTAAAATACACGAATGTATTGTTAAGCCACCACCTCCACATATTTTTTACATTTCAAAACAGGTTTCTTTAAAATATCCATTTATTCTTAATGGGTTTTTAAACAAACATCGTTCTTTTTTTTACAAAAGAATAAAGAACCCACATTACCATAAAATAGATGTTTTTTATGGAATGAGAGACCTGTATGAAACAAAATTTACAAGTGATAAATATTATAATGAAATAGCAGAATTTAATAATTGTGTATGTTCTAGAAAAGCGAAAATATTAAATAAAATTCAAGGTGTTACGTATTATTTGGCAAATAAAACGCGACTATATTTAAAATTACTCCAAATGTTTAACAAAAAAGATGTCCTATGTTTTCATCCTCCAAGTATTGTAATTAAAATTATAAACAATGTGAAATATTGTTCTACCAATTCAATTAAAAATATAAAACTTATTACCGAATTTATAGAAGACAATCCAAATAAAACATTAATTATTAAACCAGGAAATGGGTCTCAAGGTAAAGGCATAACGATTTTAAAAAACATTAATGAAGCTTATTTAATTCTCAATGAACTTGTAAAAATTAAAACCCACTTTAACTATGATTCTTTTTTGATTTCATCCTATATAGATAATCCAAAACTATGCAGGAGTTTAAAATGTGGAAATAATGGTCGTAAATTTAACATCAGGTATTATGTATTGCTTTTTTTAGAACAAGATGAACTTAAAGTATTTTTGTTAAATAAACAACTAGTATATTATACCATATTAGATTATAATACTACAGAAATACCAATGCGGTTTCAACACTTTGAACAAATAGACATTGACAATATGAAATCTTTAACAAATTTACAACTTATTTATAACATAAATGCCAAGTATGGAGAACACTTGGATATTGTAAATTATTTGGATTTAATGGATAATTTACGGTGTGAGTTTGGCGATGAAATAATACAAAATATTCACTGTCAATTTAAAAATATTTTGATAAAAACAATACAATCAACCCAGAGTGAGTTTCGAGGATTGAATAGATTTGTTGAAAATAGTTCTGCTTTTAATTTTATTGGATATGATATGTTATTAGATGACAACAATGTATTGCATTTTATTGAATGTAACCGTGGTGTCGATATGGTTGGATTGCTGAAAATTGTTGGCGACAAGACAATGGTTGAAATATTTGAAGAATTGTTTGATATTACAGTGGATGGAAAAATGGAAAATTTTAATTTATTTGAAAAAATAGATATTAATTAATTCATGAAAAAAGTTGATTAGTTTATTTAATTAAGCGAACGCATAAATTCATTCATATTTGTTGTTCCCATGCTTGAATTACAATTCTGACAGATCGGT